ATTCAAAAAAATTGCTGTTTCTTTTGGAAATATGTTATAAGGTAGTACATCACTAACAATTGCAGGATTTCCATGTAAACCAGCTTCAAGTAACTTTATTTCGCTTTTGCATTCAGTAAATGAATTTGATTGAAGAGGGATTAAGCTAACATCAGTTTCATTATAAGCCTTTCCATAATCATGAACTGGTAAGCTGTAAACTCTTTGATATTTATCGGTTAAAGTGCCACCACTCATTATCTTTTCATAATAGTTATAATCTGCATTGTCGTTGTAACCACCTAAAACAAATTGAATGTTTAAATCATGCCTTAATACTTTACGAATAGGCATTTCTAAAATTGAAATATCTTCTTTATGAAAAATTCCTGCAATGTAGCCAAATCTTATTTTCTCGCTTTTAGTTTTGTTTGGTTTCCATTGTTCATCTTCGTGATCTAAACAGTTAGGAATTACCTCAACATTCTTATTGTACTTTTTAATCTTGGATGCTAAATGTTTGGTAGTAGTAATTACTAAGTCTACATTTTTAAGTATTTCAACTGTTTGACCTGGTATGTTATGAATTTCGTAAAGTCTACTTAAATAATGGCTTTTAGGTAAAGTCCAAATATCATCAATGTCAAATATTACTTTAATACCTAATGAATGATATTTTTTAATTATATCTAGTGATTTTCCGTTTGTATCAATTTCTCTTTGATAAACTACTGCTGAATACTGTTTAAGCTGTTCATCAGTTGCGGCATCTAAGTCAGGAAATACATCACATTGAAAGTCTACCATGTCAGAGACTTTTGAGAATGGAACTATTAACCGGTGAAAGGATAAACCATTAAGGTTATTCATATTCGCCTTTATCAGAATTTTTTTCATTGTGCTGTCGTTTGAGTTTGTCATTGATTAATTTAATATCGTTTGCTACTGTTCTGTATGGTATCTTTGTTTTATTGCTTAATTTCTTTGCATCGCCATGTAAAATATACAATCTTAGTAAATTGACTTCGTAAAATTCTGTTTCATTTTGTGGTGAACTTTCGAGAAAGTTAATCAATACTGAATAATCAATATTTTCTTTTTCTTCTATAATCTCGTTTAAATTATCCACAAACTTAACATGATCTACAAAATACTTTTTTCTAAATTTATTTGAATGCCAGGTTCTCCAAACTACTGCTGAGAAAAAGTGCTTAAGATTTCTAATTTCGGTTAAGTCAAATTTCTTTTCAATTATAATTAAAACAGCTTCAAAGTGGAGGTCATCGCATAAATCGTGATTGTGGCATACATTCCGAGTAATTTGTTTGTAGATTTTGTTATTTACAAGTTCACTAATCACTTAGACAAAATTAAACAAACTAATAAGAAAACAGCAATTAAAATAAATTGAATATCAGTTTTTTTTATTTTCATTTGCTAATGCCTTTAAATATTTCATGTATTGATTACAGTCGAATGTACCACGAATAGAGTTTACATCTAATTTTTTTACCCACCATTCTGTTTTAGAAATTAGTGAAAGATTTGTTTGATTGTTTGTTTTCATTTTTATTTTTTTTTATGATGTTATAGAATATCCTTTTGTTTTTTTATTCATTTTATAAGGTTTCATTTCTAAATTAATATTTTTAACATATTCTCTTAATTCCTCAATAGTATTAAATAAAAATATATCAGCTATTTTTTCTTGACCTTTAGAATTACATTCCCAAATTTTTAATTTATATTTCATTTAAAAGATTTTAAATTATCAAATGATTTACCTTGTTGCTTTAGTTTTAAAGTTAAAAAAATTAAAGCCTGTGTTTTAACATAATTGTCAAATGTTTTGTTTTGATTATCTATTACTGAAGTAATTATGTTTTGATAACATTTTGCATCAGCATCTTTTAATCCTGACTTTTTAATATAATTATTGTATTTAATCTTAGCTTTTTTCTTTATTATTTCTTTGCTTTCATCTGAAAATGATATTTGATAATTAGCATATAGAAATTCATAAATAGAAGGTAAGTGCATTACATTGTCTTCATGGTTTAAAATTGTATGGAATCTTTCCGAGTTTTTTTCTTCACATACTTTAAAAAAGTAATTAGCTATCTGTAAATTTTGCTCAAAAAACTTAGTGATTGGCTTTTCAGTTGTAGGTGTTTGGTATTTAAACCATTCTTTCATCGCCTGTTCACGTTTAGGTGAGCTGTAATAACCTTTTAACCATTTAGTGAATGTTACAGTACCAAACCCTACAAATTCACCAAATTCACCACTTATTCCCATTTTAAACGCTTTTTTTAGCTCGGATAGTGTTGCACCCTTATAATTTTCTAAAACGTACTCATAAACAAAACCAGCTACGTTTTTAATAGTTTGATTATCTAAGTTGTATTTTTTGTTTTCACCGCTTAATTCAATTGTCTTAATTACGATTGCATAAAGTTGAGTTAATACTTCCTGTTTGTCTTTATGAATTATTTTAACTTCATTTTTTACTTCAATGAATGTTTTTAAATAATCATTTAGTTTCTGCATGGCTTCAACTTCTAAAGATGAAAATCCATTTGTTGTTGTTATTTGATTCATAGTTGGTTTGTATAATCATCCCAGTTAATATTCTCGATTGCTTTCATTGCAGTTGCTATTCTTACTTCGCTTGTATTATTGTCTTTAATAAAATCAACCTTAGCTTTTCTAAAAGCATCTTTAACCCACATATTAATTGCAGCATAATCTGACTTGTATTTCTTTCCTGTACTTGCTTTATAGTCATTTAACTTATTTAGCATCCATTCTACTTCATGTGATGCAAACTCTTCATTTAATTTATTAAGTTCAGATTCAGAAAGAAAAACAAATTCTTTTATATTTATTTTATTTTCTTTTATTTTAATTTCCTTTGATTTAATTTCCTTTCCTTTTATTTCCTTTATAGCATTGCTATCGGATTGCGTTTGCAATGCGTTCGCATCATTATTAGTTTTTTCCCATCTTTTATTAGCTGAATTTCTTGCTTTATTGCTTTTTTCATTACGATGGTTCAATCTTTTTTCAACTGATAAACTTCCAAATGTATCTTCATTAAAAACAAATAATTTAAAATCATTAATAATACTTTTAATTATTGATTCATCCACTCGTAATTCAAATGCAATGCGTTCGTAATCCATTTGCAATGCGTTCGCATTATTATAAAGGTCTTCAACTATTGCCCAAAATATTCCATAGCCTAATAATCCATGTTTCATTATTAAACGTTTAATTTTTTCGTCTTGTCTGGAATTATAATCATGAGAAAAATAATATGTATCTTTCATATATTATTATTTATTATAGAGAAAAATTCATCAACACTTCTTTTACCAATATTTCTCATAATCATAAGTTGACTTCTGCTTTTTATATCCTCAACATATCTTAATCTTCCAAAATCATAATTGTATTTAATTGCTTTATACAATCTTTGTGAAACATTATTTTTTTTACACCATTCTATAATATCAGTTTTTAATTCTTTTTTTATTATAGTATTATCAATTATTGAATTTATTTGTTCCTGATATTTTTTAATAATATCAATTGCATCTAAAAATTGTTTTTCTGTTATCATTGTTTTGTAAATTAAAAAACCCCTAAATGTTCAGTTGGTTTACGAAACCATGCAGCAATCACTCTGCACCTGAACACTTAGAGGCTAAATGTTTTAATGTGATTGTATTTCTTGAAATCGGTTCGTTACTCCGATAGTGCAAATATACAAAAATTATTTAACTTTCCAAACCTTTGTAAAATTCATCACGCATTGTTGAGTTCATAGTATGGTAAATATCGCCAATTTTATCTAAGTACTCAACATCTCTTATATTTCTTTTTTCAAGTTCTTCAACTATTTTGAAACCTTGTTTTTGCCATAGATTAAAATCAGCTTTCATTTTATGTTTGAATTTACCAGTTAATTGTGTTGATTGCTCAACTGTTGATTTGAATAAACCAATTAGAAGATGTGATTCAAATTCTACTTTTGCTTGTTCAGTTGTTAATGCTTTTTCCATGTTCTTTGATTTTTGTTTTGTAAATTTTAATTAGTTCTTTAATTTCATCTAAGGTTAATTTAAGCGCATCCCCTCTTTTATTCATTAGTCTATTGTAAGCATCATTGCCTATTCTTAGTGGTAATCTTAACCCGTATTCAATTTGATTGCCATGTTGATGTTGATTGCAGTAAACACATTGCCCATGTACGTTATCTTCATTGAACCTTAAGTTTGGGTAACTGCCAACACTAAGAAAATGACCAGCATCAAATTTACTTGTTAATGGTCTTTCACATGAAATACATGGTTTATTAGCATCTCTTAATCGAATATACTTGTTAAAGACTATTTGAAGTAAACTAAGCCATTCTGTACGGGTACGGGTGTTTTCAATCATTACCTTTTTCTTTTCCTTCCATACCTTAGTTTCTGCTAATTTAGCTGCACATTTAGCACCACAAACTACTTGAGTAGTTTTAAAAGGAGTGAAGTTACCACCGCACTCCTTGCATTTTTTATTTTTAACCTTTCTTTCCATTAAAAGATTCGAAATATTGATTAAATAATTCCCTTGCTAACTTTACTTTTTCAGTCATCTTTTCAATTACCTCTTCATTAGCATTTACTCTGTAAATAAACAATCCTAAATCTGAAATAATACGAGGATCGAAAGAAACAAAATCACACCACTTGCGACCGCTTAAAAGCATATAGCATTGCATTTGGTAATAGTATTCAGGCTGTTCACTTAAGAAAGTTTCATCATTGGTTATAAAGCAATGTTTTAAATGATTTGCGCCATTGTAAGGACACTTTATTTCTATTAACCCATCTTCACCTACTAAGCCATCAGGACTGCCTGTTAAGCCATTTATTTCATTTGAGTAAAGCATTAAGCTATCTTTAACTTCATTGCTAGTTACCGATGTGTAAAATTTCTTAGCAATAGGCTCGTTATCGTTTCCCCATTCAGTTGCAAAATTATTTATTCCTTGCTTTACTTCACCGCTTAACTTTTCCCAAACCTTTTCGAGAATATAAGTTTCTGCTGTTTTAGATAGCACGTCCTTTTTAGAACGTGCTTCAGTCATTAACTTCCATATTTCACTTCCAGTGAAGTTACCTTGTCGGTTTATAAACCATTCAGGTGAATATATTTCAATTGTGCTTTCCATTAGATTGATTTTATTAGTTTAGTTTCTACTTCTTGACTAACCTCGTATTTTGCCTTTATAGCATCTATTGAACCACCTTTCATTAAATACTCAACAGCCTTACCGAAAGCCTCTGTATCTGCATTTAAAACAGGTTTACGGGCAACCTCTTTTTTATTATCATGGTCTGCATCACTTTCTGTTTCATCAATTAAGAATAAACCATTTAAAGCATATTTACGAGCGTAACTTGAAGCTGTGCCAGTACATTGTTCACTACTCATTCCTTTATGTTCGCTCATTTCTGCAAAGCCATTTACAGCAATAAATTCATTATTTAAAAAAACAGATGCTGTTGACTTTATGAATATTTTATGGTCAGTAAAGTAAATATCATCTGTTAATGAAAGCCTTAATTGATATTTATTTAAAAGTGGTTTTAAGGCTTCTAAAATATCTTCAGCACTTCTATACTTATACTTGCCAAATGAATTATAATTACCTTTTGGGACTTTTAATTCTGATTGAATAGCAATTAATCGTTCGTTAATTGATAATACTTTTTCTGTTTTTTGTTCGTTCGTTTTCATAATAGATTGATTTAATTCTTTTTATTTTTACTTTTTTGTATTGAATAGACTAAAATGGTAGCCCATCATCTTCTATTTTAGGACTGTACTTTGTTTCGTTTGAATAAGTCTTTGTTTCATTATCTTTTTTAAATGGTTCTTGGAATGATGCGCTGAAATACTTAGTACCTTTTTGGCTTTCTTTAAACCATAAAGATATTTCCATTTCTTTGCCATTTACATTTACTTTGCCTTTGTAGTCTGGTGCTTTTTCAGATGTTTTTTTGTCATTCTTGAAGATTGCGCCACTGTTTAATTTAGTTTCCATTTTTCTTTTGTTTTTTATTTGTTATTGTAAATTCTTTAAAGCGAGTATTAGATTTAGAGTTGATACACCATTCCTCATTAATAGTGTAACCTTTTTTTCTAATTTTAGCTAAAACTTTGTGAAGGTTAAGTGTGCCACATGCACATTCTTTTTTAGTTATTTGATAGGCATTTGAGCCTGTAATAACTTGCCCACCTAATAAGGCATCTAGGATTGCTTGTTCTTGTGTTTTCATATTGCAAATTTAATAATTAATTTTTAACTGAATTATAATTTAAAAAATTGTCAGTAATTGTTTCTAACTGATTTTGAAGTAGATAGTATTTTTCTGTTAAATTTTGGTCGTAAAGTTCAGCCCTTTGTACTTCACCTAATCTTTCTGCAGTATCATAAAGCTCTGATTCAATTCTTTGAATATCATTTAGGGCTTGCAAACTTCTTTTTGTTAATCCTTCTATATAAAATTTATTTTCCATACTTTTTAATTTTTAAGTTATAAAATTCATCAATTATATCCAATAGTTCATCTTTACATTCTCCTTCTTTAAAAGCCTTGCCGATTGTAACTAAGCTGAAATACTTTTTCTTTGTTATTCCATAACGCTTTAGCTTTGTGTGGTCTCCATGAGTATAATACTCTGTCATTTTTGTTTTAATTGTTTCGGGTATTTTCATATTTGTTTTTAATTTAATTTTAAATAAGTCGCTATAAAGTAGCGCAAAGATGTAAGTTATAAGAAATGCTACGATACATCTCCGAATAAACTTTTTTGTGGAAAAGAATTATTAAAAATTTTACCTCCTTTTTCTTCTTCAAATTTATCCGTTTCGTTACCCCAAGCATCCCATCCTTCTGCTCTTGTTCGTGCAAACATTTCTAATCGAGGCATATCTCCGCATAATAAAACTATTTTATCTCTTACTTCATTTGGTTTTTTGCTGTGAATATCAATTTTAGTTTCTACAATAGAATGTATGTTTTTTGCTACTCTTTTAGGGTTTCCCTTAACTCCCAATAAACATAATTCTGCATTGCTTCGTGTCCAACCACCCATTCCCCAAAACCAACTATCGGTTTTTTTATTCTTCTTAACCCAAGTAAAAGCAACTGTTTTATATTCAAATCCCCACGCCTCTAATGTTTCAATTCCTTGTTTTAGCATATATGGCAATACCCATAAAAAAAGCAAACTAATTTTATCGGTTATTTCTTTTATAGGCAACTCTTTTATGTCTGTAATACTCATTGTTTTATAGTGCCTTGATGGGCTTCTTTTTTTATCAGAAGTTGCACCTAAAAAATCTCCATTCAAATTCTGTTTTAAATTCCAATCAGGATAAGTCCAAGCAGGGTCAGCATAAATAACTGAATACTTTTTGCCACCGCACATTTTTAATAATTCTTTTCTTTCCGTTTCCATATCAAGTTTATCGTTTAATTAACCGCACTTCTTATAACACGGGTTTGGCAAAAGTGGGCAGAAACATTCTGCTAAAATTGAGCATCCTACAAGCCCACCTTCGCCAAGCCCGAAAACGTTATAATATAACTTGATTTTTAATATCTATGCTTTTAAACATTTTAATTAGTTCCTGACTGAACTGTAAGTTCCAATCAAACTCTAATTGATTATTTCCGATGAAGATTTTATGCTTACCAACTACCTGACCTTTTTTATAGAAGTCAAAACAAAAGTGAGTTTCAGTATCTGTAATAAACATTTCCATTGTTGTATTATCTAAACTTACATT